ACTGGGTGGGTCAGATGCAGAGTATTTCAACAAGCAATTGTATGAGGATACGATCATTCCAGAGGCAGAGAGTTTTTACGAACAGTGGAACCAGTTCTTTAAACTTTCGCAGTACAACCTGACCCTTTCCAAGGACTATACCCACATCGCCTGCCTGCAGGCGGATAAGGTAAAAGAGGCCACGGCCCGCAACATCCTAAACGATGCCAAGAAAAAAGAGTTTGACGCAGGGCTGATTACGTTGGATCAGTGGCTGCAAGCCTTGGGAGAAGACCCGCTTCCGGATGGGAAAGGAAACGTCAGGGTCACGGATTTAAAGAATTCTAATGTCCCACTGGCGGTTACCATAGGAGTGGGCGGTGTGCAATCACTCATTCAGTTGTTGACCGCACGGGGCATTAGTGAAGAGGCTAGGCGCAACACCATCGAGATCATATTCGGTATTAAACCGGAGGATGCGGCCCGGATGGTGGTGGGAGCGGATGAACAAAATAGCCAGGGCAACAATGCCGGCAATAATAACGCTGGTAACAACGCCGAAAATAATTCCAATGGAAGCTAAATATATCATAACGCTGCGAGAGCCGATCAACACCGGTAGCGGGGTGACTAAGCTCATTGAAGCTAAGAGCTGGTATGGGTTGGACTGTGCAGAACCAAACGTGGTTCGCTTTGAATTGGAAGATGGAACAAAGGGTGTACTACCCATTAAAAATATAGCCGGGATTCATCCCAAAAAAGAAACGAAATGAAGATACCGGGACCAACGATACCAGATGAACAATACAAGCCCAGTGTGCCCGATCCGTTGCCCTTTATGCTTTTGGCAATTGTGATAGGCTTTATAGTGGCAGCAGTGCTGATAAAACTAAAAAATGGTTAAAGTAAAACGCTATATAAAGATCATTCTGGCCTATACGCTGGGGTATTTGCTGAAGCCCTTGGTGTGGCTGAAAAGGCGCATTATAAAGGCTTTACTCAGGCTCAGAGCGAAGCTGCAAATCGGTTCTTTAAGAGAAGCGATTGTAGATGCCGATAAGGACAAGGCAAAAACAGGACGAAAAAACATGGTGGTATTCAACACAACCTCGGGCAAGTACGAGCCTTTGCAAAAGAAGTTGTTGAAAACCGCTTCCAAGGCCGGGAAGAACAAGAGTAATAAGGCTATGACGGAAGGACGGATAAAGATGATGAAGCAACAGAAAGTAAAACCCCGTCTGTTCGACAGTGACAGGGTGCATCAAATTGAAAAGAAATCGCTGTATATAACCAATTAGAGGTAAATGATAAGGCAACCAAAAGAAAGAGTTATCCATTTAGCGTCACAGGTAGATCAGAAGAGTATGAATGATGTGACTTCAAGGATACTCGACATAAACAAGGATGACAGTGAGTTAGAAAAGCTATTTGATGTGTATGAGCAGAAATATGTTAGGAACCCCATACAGTTGTTTATAGACTCTTACGGTGGTTCTGTATATCAGTGTCTTGGTTTACTTGGCATTATCAGCAGTTCAAAGACACCCGTACACACAATCGCAACCGGTGCGGCTATGAGTTGTGGGTTTATTATTTTGATATGCGGGCACAGGCGCTTTGCTTATAAGTATGCAACGCCCATGTATCACCAAATCAGTAGCTGGGAGCAAGGGACAGTGCAAGCAATAAAAGAAGGGTTGGAGGAAACGGAACGGCTGCAATCGCTGATTGAAACATTGACTTTAGAAAAAACAAGGATAAGTGCAGAAAGATTAATAGAGGTACGAGAAAAGAAACTGGATTGGTATCTATCCGCAGAAGAGGCTTTAAAATTTGGGGTCATTGACGAAATAATGAACTGACCCTTTAAAAATCATTGTATGTCACAAACTGATGATAAAAAAACCGGAGTACCTGAAATGCCCAATCATCCACAGATGCCCAAGCTATCAAAGGAAGATAGGGAGCGCATTTTAGCCTCTAAACAAATCCATGAAAAAGCCCTCAGTGGCAACCAAATCGTTAAGAAATGAGCAAGCCAACCATGAAAATAGGAGGGGTCACCGTACCACAGGGATTAACTGGGAAAGACTTGTTTAAGTTCCTGGTGGAGAACAAAAGCCTCTTGGTGGAAGAAAAGAAAGCAGAACTCAAAAAAGCAGACGCTGTATCGGTAGGCTGTGAGCTGTTAAGCAAATATTTTATCGATAAAGAAGGCAAACTCAATAAAGCAGCCTCCGACAAACAACCGGACGTGAGCGGACCTGAGACGGTGATCAATGTCATTAACACCACCAACTGGCTGGACAGTCATTTGGATTGCCACATTCCCGGCATCTGGAACAAAAGCTTAAAGGATAACCCTGTACAACTGCACCTGCAGGAACACGAAATGGCCTTTGATCATGTGATTTCCGATGAAGCCAAGGCCTACACCCAAAAGCTGACCTGGAAAGAATTAGGCATTGACCTTCCTGGCGTGACCGAAGCCTTAATCTTCGCCACCCCGTTTACGGGTCGCAACCCCTACATGGAAGAGCAGTATAGAAAAGGCTTTGTCAAGAATCATAGTGTGGGGATGCGCTATGTCACCCTCAAGCTCTGTGTCAATGAACCCGAAGACGAATACTATAAAGAAGAATACGCCAATTGGGTGCAATATGCCCCTATGGTTGCCAATATTGCGGACGCTGAAGCCGTAGGTTTCTTTTGGGCTGTTTTAGAGGCCAAAGTCATCGAAGGATCAGCGGTTGTAAAAGGATCAAATGTTGTAACACCCTCGCTTGGTTTTAAATCCGTTCAGCCGTCAGGTGACACTGAACAACCGCAGCCGGACGCCTCCACTGTAGTTAAAGGATCGCAGGAACCAAAAAGGGTAGACCTGGATAAAATCACCAAATTTCTCACCACCTAAAAACAAAGCATGAAACGCATTAAACAAAGTAAGTACTTAGTGATGGCGGCGATGTTCCTGGTAACAGCGTTGCTTGCCATCTTTGGACATGCGCAGGAGGCCCATGGACTTTCCATTGCCGGTGCCGCTGTCGTGACCCTTTCCGATGAAGAAAAGAAAGACCTCTCGGAAACCGAACAAAAGTTTTTGCTCGCCTGTAAAAAAATGGTCGCCGAAGTAAAGCAGGAAATCCCGCAGGGCACCATTACCCAGGAGGAAGCCAAAGCCTTGATTGAACAGATCAAAAAAGACGTAGACAAATCCCAAGGCGAAGGCGCTACAGAACTCAAAGCCCAAATCAAAGGCCTGGAAGACATCCTAAAAAAGCAGGGTGAGGTCTTAAACCAAATCCAGTTAAACGGTTCTTCCACCGGCAAAGAAACTATTCTTCAGGTAGTAAAAGACAACGCAGAGCAACTGAAAGCCTCCACCAAAAAAGGCAAGGAACACGAGTTCGAGATCAAAGCCGATACGCTGCGCTCCTCTGTAGTGGATAATCCAAGTGCCCAGGATTTGACGGATGTTGGGCAACTGGCCACCAGAAATTTAACCGTCTATGATATCTTCCGTAAGGTTCCGGTTTCCAAAGACCGCAACGGCGTGGTCCGTTATGTGGACTGGGATGCTGCTACTATTTCCAGGGCCGCCGCTGCCATTGCGGAAGGTGGAACCTTCCCCTCTTCAACTGCCAAGTGGGCTACCTATACGCTCTCCTTGGAAAAAGTAGGGGACTCTATCCCCATGTCGGAAGAGTTCATGTACGATGCTTCCACCTTTGCCGCTGAACTGGAAAACTTCCTGCGCGTCAACGTAGCCATCAAAGTGGATACTGACCTGATTGCAGGCGATGGTTCTTCGCCCAACGTCAAGGGTTTACTGGCCCAAATCGATGCCTATACACCGGCCGCTTCCGGCATTACAGACGCTTCCATCTATGATCTGATCGTAAAGCTCCGGGAGTCTATTACCAAGAACTACGGTTCGAAGTACAACCCCAATGTAGCGCTGATGAACATTACGGACATCAATAAGATGAAGCTTAAAAAAGACGCCAATAACAACTACATCCTGCCGCCTTTCTTTGACAAGAACGGCAATATTGTGGATGGCATTACCGTGATTGAGTGTAACTCTTTCACTGCCAATACCATGGCGGTGGGTGATAGCCGTTATGGGGCGATCTATGAAGAGCCGGGCGTAACCGTTCAGACAGGATTTGCTACGGGTGACTTTGAGAGTGATATGATGACCATCAAGGCCCGTAGAAGGTTGAACCTCCTTATCCGTCAGGCCGATAAAACCGGCTGGCTCAAGGTTACCTCGATCTCTGCTGCCTTAACTACTCTGGCCACCTAATCTGTAAAGAATGGCAAAAGCTACACAAAGGGTGGTTGAGTTCACCACCGATTTTGCTAATAAAAAGACAGGCGAGCAATTCCGTTGCGACGGAATGCTCGCTAATCAACTCGTCGAGGGGGACAGGGTTGCCCGCTACGTGGACGTAGTGGAAAGCCCACAATCCTCCACCGCAGTAGTAACTGAGAAACCCTCCAAAAAGAAAGGTAAGTAGTAAATGGCGCTGATCGACACATCGTATTTCGTAGGGGAGTTGAACATCCCGGATACCGACAACCCAAACGTAGCGGAGCGGCTCACTTTCTTTATCTCTAAGTATGAAGAACAGTTGCTTCGTAATGTGTTGGGGAATGCGCTGTATGCCGCGTACGTGGCCGGCATAGCCGCCGCAACGCCCGACCAGAAATGGTTGGATTTGAGGGACGGCAAGACCTACACGGACCAGGCGGGAAAAACCAAGTATTGGATGGGGTTTCGTAAAGCCTCCACCAAGCAAAGTTTGATCGCTCCTTACGTGTACTATTGGTATCAAAGGGATAGGGTAACCATCACCTCCGGTATCGGGGAAGTGGAGTCCAACGCAGACAACAGTTCCAAAGTTGCCAGCCCCGGACGAAAGATGATGAGAGCCTGGAATGAAATGGCAGATCTGGTTTGCGATCTGGTACATTTTCTCAACACCAAAGTAGACGACTATCCCCAGTGGAAGGAAGTCTCTTCCTACTGTGTGCTTAAAGAGTTTCGACCGATTAATTGTTTTGGGATCTGATGAGCCATCATGTTAACATACCATCCCTTTTTAAGGCCTGCGCTGAACGCACGTTCGAGGCGCTGGACATGAGTGGTTTTTTTGACTATGGCCATTACGACGCGGTCAATAAAAACCTGGTCTCCAAGTCTCAGGCCATTACGGACAAGATCCGCTATCCACTCGTTTGGCTGGTCACCCCGTACGCAGAGAAAAGAGACCCCCGCCAGGATTATTACTGCGAGCTTTCCGGGTTGGACATTTTAATCCTGACCAATTCACTGGAGAGTGAATCCATCGAAACAAGGGTCACGAAATACTTTGAGCCCCTACTGTGGCCGATCTGGGAGGAGCTGAAAAACCAACTCTATAGGAGCGGTTTTTTTCAAATCCTTAGCCCGGACGCTATTGCGCACGACGAAGTAAAAGATTGGTTTTACCAAAGTGGGTTACAGGGTAAAGCCAATTTATTTAACGATTACATCGATGCCGTACAAATCAAAAACATACGGCTTCGGGTAAACGAAACGGTAACCCAAGGAAAAATTCTTCATTAACCACTTAAAACTGTATATATCATGTCAGTTGATCGCATAAATATATCAACCACCCTGGGTGGTAACACCGGTAAAACCACCGGGGACGTGCGCATGGGACGGCCCAAAGCCTTCCTCTTTACGCGCGGCAAAGAGTTCACTGAAGCTCAAAGGGCCGATTCAGAGAGCTTTGAAGCGGCCCTGGAAGCAGCGATGCTGCTATCGCGCACTTCCGTAAACAAAGTCTTTCCCTTCTCAGGCTTTCGCGAGGCCGATGGCGGCGTGGGAGATCCCAACGTAGCCACCCTGGGCGACGGCTACGAAGAGGTATTAAACGAGTCCTTGCCCAAGTACACCTTAAAGCACACTGCAGGCGCTGCCCAGACCCAGAGCCTGGTAGCCTTCAATGGCTGGACCGACAAGGTGTATGTGATCGATGATAAAAACATCCTGTGGGGGGTGAAAAATTCTTCTAATGGAGTCAAGGGTTTTTCCGTAGGCTATTTGTTTGCCAACCCGCCCGCCTTTGGTAATACCGGTGCCATCAACGTCAACCTGGTCAAAATCACCTTCGGCACCACCGAGGAATTCAAATCGGGACTGGTAGCCCTGAAACTGGATTTCAATGTAACTGACCTGGTATCGATTGTAGATGTGCAACTGGAGGAAGTAGCGGCGGCCTCTGGTTTGGCCTTTAAGATCGGGGCTAAAACCAAATACGCCGGTACCGACATCTTCGAAAGCTATGCCGATTCACTGGCCGTGGTAGGTGCTTGGAAGATCACCAAGGTAAGCGATGGTTCTTCCGTATCTGTTTCTTCCGTGGCTAAAGACACGACGAACAAATGCTGGACAGTGACCGCCGCCGCCGGACCGACTTCCGGAACAGAGCTCAAAATCGAGTTGCAGGATCCGACCACGCTGGCAGGCCTCACCACTGCGGTAGAAGGTATCGAAAGCGTCTATGTGAAAGTAACCGCACCGTGACTGCCCCAGTTCTCGCCCACAGATCTACCAAACCTGTGGGCTTGGTTTGATGCCGGGGCGGGAGTTACAGGGACAACCTCTGTAACAGCATGGGCAGACCAGTCAGGTAACGGGAATGACCTCAGTGCAGCGAGTGGGGGAGAGCCTACTAAAACTAATGCTGTCATTAATGGCCTGCCTATTATCGAACAGAATGCAGGGTTAACAGCAGAAATGGCTACCGCCGTGAATTTCCCAAATATCTTAGGAGGAGGCTCAGTATACATCGTTGCCTCCCAACGGAACGACCGTGCTGGCATAAACTACGATTCTGGGGGAGCTTTTCTTGGAGCTGGTAGTTCTGTGAATATGCAAATACAGAGGGGTGATAACGATGCCATCGCTGGCGGAATTGGTACTTCACTGGCTACGCAGATAGAACAGGCTGGTCTTAATAATGATCAATTCTATACCATTCGTTTGCGATCAGATGGTACAACGATGTATTTATCTATCAACAATGGAACAGAAGTGTCTGGAACGGATAGCGGGGCTTCTTATTCAGCTACACCTCTAACTGTCTTCAAGACGTTAGGCGCAGCAAGAGGAGACAAGCAGATTGCCGAAATACTGATTTATACTGCTAACCATAATAGTACGGAAAGAACACAGGTCGAGGATTATTTGAAAGACAAATATGCACACTATTAAATCCAAGGAAGGGAGTGAGCTCCCTTCCTTACAAAAACATTTAATCGAATGAAAAGGATTGATATCAACAAAGAAGTGCTTTCAAAGTATACAGACGAGCAGTTAAAACAGTGGGCTGTGGATAACCAGCTTACAGAAGCTGAACTTAAAGAAATTAAAAAA